ATGAGACTGATCCAGGACATCCAAATAAGCGGGTTTTTTTTCCTTCTCTTCCAAACTCAAGGGCTTATCTATACTCCACCCGACGACCTTCGGGATCTCAATGGGAGTATAAGGCAAAGTAATTGGAACTGCAACATCATGTAGAATTAGGCAGCCATCATCCGCTGCTGACTGGTACGTCTCTACAAGACGGACGCAAGAGTCTTGGACTTCAGGATCATAAGAAGCCATAATTATCTTGTCAACGTCTTCATCAGTCACGGACACTTCTACAGGGTCGTGAGTCCAGTAAATTGCGCCTTTTGACCTATATCTATCCTTAACAACAGTCTCCCAAAGCGACTTATTGACTTTGAAATATCCGCTAACGCGTTTGGTTTCTGCTCGCTCGGAGTCGATGCCATAATTCCAAAAACGCATAGTCTCGGACAAAGGAGTCGGTCTTGACTTGATAGAATATAGGAGTTGTTGGGTGAGAAGTTTTTTATCTAATTTTTTTTTAACGAGGCCAGTTCCTCCCAACTGTACGGGAAGCCAATTTCTCATAGCCAGATCGACAGAGAGATTTCGACTCGTTTTTTGATCGCAACGCAAAAGCTCGACCCAGTGACGGTCAGGTGACTTGGCAGAACCACCAAGAACCGAGACCAATTTACCTGGATGAACAGTGAGCCTCCGGGACAGTCGACGACCGTCCCAATGGAACAAAGCACTATTCACAGTTAAAAATTCAGAGCTTAGCGGAGACTTTGACATCTCAGCGACTCCATTCACTTTCTCTACCGCGTTTTTCCATCGTTTTTCTATTCCGGAAACGCCCACTATAACGGTATCATCCCCGTTGAACCCTCCTTTGCACCAGCCAGAAACGTACTCGATGAACTTTGCTTGATCCACGATGCGAATCGCTTCATCAAGATCACCATGTGAGTCCATAATAATGGCCAGGGAGGTAGCGCAGAGCACAGGGAAAGACACGTCCGAACCCATATTAAAGCCGCCAGCTTGACGCTGGAAATGACGGCAAGGGCCTAGACAGGCACAGTTGGTTAACGGAAAGACTTGACCGCCCACTCTTTTATAGTAACGAGCCTGATAGGAGTATCCCCTAAGGAGTTGCTCATCTTCCTCGTCCAAGGAAAACTGATCCACAAGTTCATCACAGGCCAAGGCCATGATGTCCGTATGTAACAGATCAGTAGCAGATTTAAGATCGCCCGAGACAAACCAAGGGCGTTCAAGCATACTCGACAAAAAGGGCATCACGTCACTGCACCAACTCTCGATCTCACGACCAAAAAATCGACGACTTGAAGCGACGGATCCTCCCTCCCATTAGACTATTAAAAAAATGGTACTTATCACACCCAGCTGAACCGATCGTTACCGTGCGATGCTTGCCTCCCGTATATATGATCTTAGGGATTACAGCATAACGATCGTGAAAAAGGTCCTCAGAAGACTGATAATGGAAAGCACGTTTCCCCCCTTCAAGAGATGACAGTTCTATACAACTCTTACCTGAAACAAGGGGGGACAATTTTTCCCAACTGAAGACCTTTGGCTTGTGACACAGGTGCCGGAAAAGCCTTTTAAAGAAAATACGAAAATTAGACGGCAGATTATCCCGAGGGGGAGTCTTCATGACCTCAATATAGTCTGACAAAGAGGGCGGGTTCAGTGGATCTCCGGGAGCAAAGACTTTTTTGCCCATGTACAGGCTAAAGCCTAAATCCACTTGTCGTGAACTCGGCACCTCAATGCCAGGATATTCGAATAAAAAGGACGGGGCTCTATTAGCCGATCCCAAGCACGACTCCATCGCGTCATTCGCCAATCTTTTAGAGAACCTAACTGAAGCATCCACTTGGCAGCCTAGACCCGCGGCAAACGCGCGGAAACAGGCGTGGTTATGCTCGTCTCTGACAAAGACCGCAC